CCCCCTTATGGGCCTCAATCATGTCCGCCTTGACCTTAGCGACCTCGCCCTCCTCGGCGGTGATGACGCGAGTCCAAATCTTCTGGATGATCGCCTCATTGATGAACGCAGTACTCTTCACCGTCAGCTGGTCGGTGCTGATGTTCAAGAACCGCTGAATGCCCTTAGCGGCATCCACGGCCGCCTTAACATCCTGAACAGCGGCGGAGGTGTCCTCCTCCCACTCCCACCCATACCGGCCGTGGACGAGAGTCGCATCCGGGGCACTGTAGTTCAGGTTCGGCTTCGTGTCCGGCCCCGGGTACTCCTGGGGGCCCGGCCACGGAAGATACTCAGTCCTCTTAACAGCCATCACGCCGCCCTAATAATATAGTTCACCACCACATACGGGGGCAGATTATTATGCGGGTTACCCCCGCCCGTAGGGCCAGCAATCAGCTCATCCAGCTGGCCAGTGTCACTACCAGACGGCACCTTCCAGCCATCACCGCCACCCACATTCGAGTTCCACACGGCCACGCCAGTCTTCCATGTCGCGCCCTTTGAAATCACCTTGTGCACGTGCGATGGCATCTCCGCCTCGGTTAGCGTATGCGTGCGCTCACCGCCACGAGCGCCCACGGCCCCAAGCTGAGCGTCACCATTCTTCACGCCGATAGGCATACGCTCAGACATGTCCGGGATGTTGAACGTCACCGACGACGGCGCACCATACGTCGTACCGATAGCCTCAAACAGCTTCGGATACACAGACCTCGCCAGCGATCGGCCATCACACTTCAGCCAGCCAGTAGGAATATTATTCCCAGCGAACGGCAGCATCACACCAGCCGGCATCGCAGACAAGGCCGCGTCAGCCGTGTTAGCCGCCTGAACGATCCCATTCTCGATCTGGTTCAGGTGCTTCGCCAGGATAGGGGTATCCCCATCCGGGTAGTCTTTCCAGTCATCACGAGACTTCTTATACGCCATTACGGGGTAGCCTCCCAACGTTCAGCATCACGGTTATAAGTCAGTCTACCCCGCTTCTTACAGCGGAAAATCCTGCCGTCCGGAGACACCCACAGTGTCCTACCCGGCGTCCCCTCCCCAGGCGGCCCCACCCAATACGACGGGTCAGCAACATCATCCGACCGCCCCATCTTGGAGAACATCTTCAGAAGCTCATCCTTCGTAGCCTTAGACAGCGCATCACCCTTTTTCAGGGCCTCGTCAACCTGGCTCTTGATGACCTCCGGGTCAACGCCGGCCTGAGACAGGCTAATCGGAGCCGACCGGCCCCAAGCCGACTCGTTACCAGCCTGATCCACAGCCTTCAACGCCACAGCCAGCGGCGTATTCAACGGCAGATCAGGGATAATGCACTGACCGCCCTTACGCGCCGGCAGGCTCCCCTTCTGCACGAACACGGCAGGCGTAGGGGCCAGCCCATAGATGCCCACGTTCAGGTAGGACACGTCAGACGGCATGCTCGCGCCCGCCTTAGTCTTACCATCCCACGTCACCGTCAGCACGCCCTGCCTCTGCCCCAGAGTAGGGGAAGACGGGTCCGGAGGCGGCTCCGTATCCGTCGGCATCGTCACATAGAAATAATCCGACCAATCCGAGTACACCCCATCCGAGGACTCCGCATACACATGGAACCGGTACTGCACGCCCGGGTCCAGGTTCGGGTAATCCATCGCATTACTGGCGGAACTGATGTGCCACAGGCCCTGCCAATACGATCCGCCCTTAGGCAGATGCACCTCATACTCCGCCTGAGCCACATAGCGGGCAATCGACAACTCAACGCCACGCACATCGGTCGTCACAGGCGCCCACGTCAGGCGAGCAGCAGACCAGTAGCCGCCCCCAGTCTCATTCGGCAGCACAACGCCCGCACCAACACCGCCCTCGGGCTTCTTCGGCTTCCGCTTATCCGGCGGCTTAGTCGGGCGTACACCAGACCCAGACGTCGCCGACAAGCCCGCAATGCCCTTAGTCTTCTTCGCCAGACGCGTCAGATAATCATCCAGCAGAGACCCGAACGTCACATGCCCAGACACGCCGTTGGCGTTCATGGTGACCGACAGCTGTTGGACGCGCATCCACTCGCGGCCATCGGCCCGCTCGACCCACATCCAGTCGCCCTGCTCGTAGTGCTTCCAGGGAAGCAGTAGGGCGGTTGTCTGCACCCACTCCCGCTTCACGGACTGCTCAGGGTGCGCCCCGGACTTCAGGGTCCGCTGAGCAACGATCTTCGCGGTCGCCTCCTTCTCCACGCCACCCGCGGAGACGGTCTTCTCCATGCGGCGGAGGTCAGCCGGTGCCTCACTGTTGTGGAAGTGCCAGATCTTATCGCCCTCACCAGTCACGAGGACGTCGGTGCACATGTCCTGCCACGTCTTCGTCTCACCGGCAGCCATAGCCCCAGGCAGACGCCACACCAGATTATTCCGCGACCTCGCTAGGACCGTATTCGGGTTATAGATTGCGAGCTCTCGGCCTTCCCAACGGTAGTCCAGGATGCCGAGGTCCCACATGGACTTCACGACTTGCCACAGGTCGATACTCGGGTCGTAGGCGATCGTCATGATGCTCGCCCATTTAGCGTCCGCCGCATCCACGGCGTCCGTGCCGCGCAGGTCCATGACCTGGCCCCAGCCGCGCGCCTTCGCAGCATTCCACACAGACGACACGATCGCACCCGGCGTCACAGACAGGAAATTCCATTTCCCGTCCTTGTCCGCCCCGCCCTTAGGGGCCTGCCACACGAGGGCGTGCTGACAGTACTCGCTGATGTGCACGCACTCGATCCGGCGAACATCAGAGCCGTCATCCACAAGGTCACGCTCGATCTTCACCGTGATAAACCTGGCGTCACTGGCCTCATACCAGGTCTCCCCGTTATCCGGAGTCCACTCCACCGCGAGTTCGACCTCGCCGTCCAGCCACTCAGCGTGCACGCCGGTAGACGGGTACGTCGCCGTCAACGTGGGCATCTCACCCACCGGCACCGTCACCGTCATCTCCATGACATCCTTCAGGACACCAAGGCGCGGCCCCATCGGCCGGTAGGCGGCAAGCTGCATGCCCCAGTCGCGGTAGTCCGTCATCAGTAGTGCCTCCGGAACTTCACCCTCGCGTTCGCGTTCACACCCTCAAGCTTCACCCGGAAATTACCCAGCGCGTCCGGGGTGAACGACCAACCACCAGGCGGCACACTCAAATCCGCGCCAACATCAGGGCCCGTAGCAGCCCACCACCCAGAACCCAGGTGCACCGTATAGTCGTAGCAGTTGATCACCATATGGTACGTGTCCGGCGGGATCACACCATTCCACGACAAGGAGAGCCCAGACGCCACGTCCGTGATCTTCATGATCCTGGAAGGCGTCTCAATATCAATCACAGCATCATTGATAGGCAGAGCCGAACCCACCATGAGGCCAAGATTCTTCAGATCCGCCTCAGACTCATACTCATCACGCCAAAACCCCTCCACACCCTCGAACACGAGCGTAGTCTCAATCATGTTCTCGAAGTAGTGGAACACCGGATCCACACTCGACGACAAGCGCACCAGGGCCTCTTTAGCGGTCCCACCCGGTGGACGGTGCTGCATCTTCACGAGGCGCCCCAGCTGGCGCACAGACCTGATCAGCGCCCACCAATTCCGGTCAAGGCCACCACGCCCCTGCCCAGAATCCTGGACAACCATCTTCACCGTCACCTGGAACGGCTCCACAGCAACCGGAGCCAAAGGCATCACACCAGACCGCAGAGGCACCACGGTACTAATATTCCGGGGGGACCCCAGGGTAGGCAGCAGCGTCTCAGACGTCACGAACCAGCGGCCCGCCGGATCATCCAACGGCACACCGTTCAGGTAGTACTCAGAAGCCATCGCCCCTCCTATAGGCCCTCACCACAGCCACCACAGCCAACAAGGCGCCAACCACGATCAGTGCTCCCACAAGGCTGGCGATCAGGCGAACACCGGCTGCGCATAGGTGCGCCGGAACCGGATCTTCGGGTTCGCCGTATCCTTGTAGCCCTTAGAGGCCAGGTTGAACTTGCCTTCAGCGTTCGGGATAAGGTGGAACCCGCGCGGGTCAACGAACAGGCTGGAATCCATGTCAACGCCGGTCTCAGCGAACCAGTCAGTGCCGCGCTTCATCCGCATATGCGTCGGGTCAAGCAGAACATGGTCCCCGGTGGCGCCGTTAGGGATAACGCCCCGCACCCAAGACCCGGTCACCGCGCAAGAGATCTCAATCCAATCCCTGGGGAACGGGACACTGAAGGACACGTCCTTAGCGGGGAAGTGAGACCCCGTGAACCCGGGAAGCCACCGGAACTCGGTCTCGTTCAGGACAGTGTCCTCCCACACGCCGATCGCCTCCCAGGTCACACCAACCTGGACAACACCATCACCGTTCTTGATCGGGTCAGACACGGACAGGATCTTGAACAGGCACCGCGTGGCGGGCTTGTTAGACTCTTTCGCGGGTCGGACCTCCAGCCAGGCCGCGTACGGCAGTGACTCCAGCCACCGCCGGAAAGCCCAAATATCCCTGATCGTGTACGCCTGCCACAGGGTCGCCGCCTGGCCACCCACCATGTTCATGCCCTGAGACCAGAACGTCCCCGGAGTAGCCGCGGCAGAAACCAGCGTCCCAGTAGGCGGAGTATAGATCTCCTCCCGCACCCACCAGCGCGCATCCAGGTCGTCCGCTTTGACGCCGTTCACCCAGTAGTTCGATGGCATTATCGTTCACACCCTTTCACAGACTCGCGGCAAGGCGGATACCGGAAGCCACCTTATCGCGCACAGAAGAATCTGGCTCCTGCACAGGATTATACTGGTTGATCGTCACAGACGGGCCGGCATTACGGGCAAAGTTACCGCCGGCGGGGGCCTCGTTATCCACAGCCAAAGACGGCAGGCGCCCAGTCAAGCCACGCAGAGACCGCTTCACAGACGGCGTCTCCTGCTCAATACCAGACACAAACCCCCGGATGATCATGCGACCAGTCGGCTTCAACAGCTTACGGTCAACCGGGGCCGGACCCTTCCACCTGGGGATCATCCGCGTGATACTGCCCAGGATGCTCCGCAGCCGCCCAATCGCCCGCTGCACACCACTGATCAGACCACTGATAATGCTCTGGCCAGCACTGATAAGCCAGTTGCCAGCACCAGCGAAGAGGCTACGAATGCTGTTTGGAATATTCCGGAAGAACCCTACGACCGAGGCCGCCGCCGACCGGGTGGTATTGACGGCGCCGTTCCACATGTTGTAGAACCAGGTCGTCACAAACTGGGCTATCAAGCTCACGATAGTGCTGATAGACGTGTACATCACCGTCACAAAGCCGACAATAATGTGGGCAGCGCCTGAGACAATCCCGGAGATAAAAGTCCACGCGCCGGAGACGACCTGCTTCACGCCCTCCCACATCTGGGTCCAGTCGCCCTTCATGAACCCAATGAAGATGTTCAGCAGGCCCATGATAATGTCCAGGGCGCCACCCAGGACGCTGGAGAGAACCTGCCAGACGCCAACGAAGATTTCCTTGACGCCGAACCACATGAGTTCCCAAAGAGGCTGGAACCACTGAATGAACGCGTCCAGCGACTGCATCAGGGGCATGCCATAGGTGGTCCATGCCTCGCTGAAGAGCTGCCAGACCTGTTGGATTTTCGGCCACCACTCGTTGACGAAGTATTCCTGGACAACCTGGAACGCTGCGGTAACCTCGGTCCAGGCCGCCGTGACGGTCGTCCGGAACGTCTCAGAGTTCTGCCACAGCAGCACGAAGATCGCGATCAGGGCAGCGATAGCCGCCACGACAAGGCCGATGGGGGACAGCAGGAACGAGATCGCCGTCCCAATCCCCTGAATCGCGGTCACTAGGCCAGTAATCGTGGACACGATCGGCCCGAGCACCTGCATGCCAACGAACGCAGCCACCAGCAGGTTCACAAGCTGCGGAGACTCCGCAAGCTTGTTGATCATCGGAATCAAGAACTGATCAACGAACTTCGCAACATAGGGGGCAACCTTCTCAATCGCGCCCGCAAGGCTCGTCCCCATCGCCGTCACAAGCGGACCCAGAGCATCCAGAAGACGTACCAGGATCGGCCCCAGATGCTCGAACGCGGCCCCCAGGACCTTACCGACGGTCTCAGCGACACGCCCACCCAGGGTGAGGATCGACGCCAGCACGTGACTGACTTGCGGGGCACGGTCTGTGAGCGACTGTAAGCCATTCTGAAGGCCCTGGAAGAACAGCTTGGCACCATGACCCAGGGCCGCATTCCCAAGGACCGCAGTGAGCCCCTGGAACGCGATACCAGCAGCCGTAGCAGCCTCCGGCAGCGCCACCTTCAAGTTCGTGGCGATACCAAGAATCTGGGGGCCCGTGAGTTTCGCCTTCGCCATGAAATTATCCATGGAATCAGCAGCTGCACCAAAGATTGACTTCAGAATATTCTGCCCAGTCACGCCCTTCAGGGCCTTATCGATCGCGTCGATATTCTTCTCGACCCGGGCGAGCGTGTACCCGCCAGCCTCCGCGGCCTTGAAAATCGACCCGATGATGGAGGCGAGGTCCTTCATGATGCCCCACGACCGCTTCGCCGCGTCCGCACCCCTCAGGATCGCCTTATCGATACTCCCGTCCCCGGCGGCCTTCTCAGCCCAAGCCGCGAACTTCTCCCCCAGCTGGGTAAACCAGTCACCCAACTGAGGAAGATAGCGGGACCCGACCTCACCAATCGTGAGGATCCCCTGCGTGAACCCGGTGAAACCACCGGTCGCACGCCTAGCACCCTCTGTCGTATTCTGCAGAGAACGCTCAAGCTTCGGAAGATGCTGACGGGTCACCTCCGCCATGCCAGCGATCCAACCGCCCTGCACCTCAGCTAGCTCACCCAGCTCACGGTGAAGCATGGGAAGAGCCTCAGACGCCAGCGCACGCACACTACCGGAGGCACGATCCCAGAACCGGTCGCCGATCGTCTCCTTCAGGTGCCCGAAGTCCTCGACCACATCTTCGATATGATCCTTGGCCGTAGACAAGGCAGTAAACAGGACACCAGCCGACGTGGCCATCCCAAGGAAGATGCCCGGCAGCGCCAGGCCAGCAGGCGCGATAGAAGCCAGGCCCTTAGCGAGGGCGAGGACGTTGCCGGCGGCACCGACCATGGCGGCACCCATAGCGGCAGCCGCGGCGGCCGTGGTACCCATCGTGAGGGCGGTCTTATCGAGGTTCTTGATGACGTCCTTCAAAGATCGGCCCCAGTCCGTCAGGGCCCTACCACCAGACAGGCGACCAATATACTCCTCGACCTTCGCGAAGGCCGCATGATCAACGACTGCCTGGATATTCACCTTCCTGGGGCGAGTCAGCCACGCAAGCTTCGCAGACGCCTTCCCCGTATCCGCATCCGCATTGACGGTGACCTTCTTGTCATCCGCAAGCTTCCGGATCTTCCGCTTCGTCTGCTCATATGAGCTCTTATCAACATCGGTCTTAACACCGATACGCTCCTCAAAGCGTTTTTGCAGCGCCTTGTGAATTTTATCCAGTGAGGCCTTATCGACGACTGGGTCAATCGCCTGAGTGACGGCGGTCATGTCCCTGAGCTGGAGGCGGATGCGAGTCAGCCCCGGCTCATCCAGGCGCGGCACGATCTTCGTACTCGTATCCTGCCGGCGAATCTGCTCTTTCACCCGCCGCATAGACAGCTGGTCCAGCTCAGGAGACACCTTAGTAGACGCGCCAGCACGCTGAAGGGCAGCACGATACTGGCGGACGGCCAGATCATCCACACGAGGGGCTACGCGCGCATCCTTGACAGAGTCATTCACGCGCCGCTTCGTCTCAGCGACAGACTTGTTGTCAACCTTGAGCTTAGCGTTTACGGTGGCCTTCAAGCCCTCAATGCGCTTTTGCAGACGCACCACGGACTGTTCGTCCAGGCGCAGTTTCACCGACATGGTCGGCTTCGCCCTCCGCAGGCGACGCTCTAGATCGATAATCTCCCGCTCATCAAGCTCCAGGCCAACGGGGATCTCAAGGTCGAGCTCGTGGCGTATCTTGCGGAGCTTCTGCTTCAGTTCCTTCGCGAACCCGGTAAGGTCTGGGGCGACCTTGACGCCAAGCTTACCGACTATACCCTTAGGCATACGCCACACCGCCCATTCTTAACATCACCCTATAGACCCAAGCATAGCAGCCATGCCCATCTCATCAGACGACGAAACCGCCTCCTTACTCCCGGGAGGCTCGGGGCGAGCCGCATACTCAGCATGACGCAGACGAGCCTGCTGCTGAGCAGTCGCCTTCATCGTCAACGTGCCAATATCCGCTAAATCCGCGCGCTGGCGCTCAGCATGACTCCACCCAAGCCATTCCTCACCACCAAGCAAGGTGCGGGCACGCCACATAGACCCGGGCTCATACGGCAGCCTGGCGACAAGAGCTTCTATCAGAGAAATCCGGAGCTGACAGCCCCTCGCATCTACCCCATAAAGGGCGTAGAGGTCGCCGTCAGCATCCGGATTCTCGTCAAGAAATTTCTTCAGCTCTCGTCGCCGAGCAATTCCCCCACCCAGGCACCAACCAGCTCAATCACAGCCGTCAACCCATGGGTGCGGTAGAACTCGATGTATGCCTTCTCGTCCGTGAGGAAGCCGTCTTCCAGGAGCTCTACGACGTTGGTGAGCTCGCTCATGCTCAGGTTGTCAACGTCTTCCATATTGATTGCCTCGAAGAGGCGCATAGCCTGAGACGGCTTCAGGTCACGGGGGTGAATCAGCACCTCGTGACCGGGCACGTCCTCGAGCGCCACGTCCTGAGGCTCCGCTGTCTTCTTCTCGTCTTTCGCCATTGTTCTGTGCTCCATCATCTGGTGCGCCCCCAATTGTGGTGTGATGCCTGGCGTGGGCGGCGGGAGCACACCACAAGAGGCACCACCCACGCCAGGAGACTAGAAGAGGTCAGGCAACAGTCAGCTTCGTAGCAGAGTCTGCCTTGCCCTTGCCGTTGATAACACTGATCACGTGCTGGCCAGCAGACACGGTCGGGACCTTCACCGTCAGGACAGTCGCGGAACGCTTCGTGAACGACGCGGCAGCGGCGCCAACCGTAACGCGACGCACACCGTCGAAGTTGGTGCCCGTCACGGTCACAGTGTCGCCGACCTTCGCGTTAACGGGCTTGATCTCGGTGATCGTCGGCACAGCAGTCGCCTTGCCGGTAACCTCGCGGGCGCGCAGGTAGTGGACGCTCGTCTTACCAGACGGAGGGGTCAGGAGGACGCCCTTCATCTTGACCTCAGTGAAATTTTCCTTGTCCAGGGTAGGCATGTCACCGGACAGGTTCACCTTCCGCAGGAGGATGCCGGAGACAAGCTGGCCCTCCACGATCACAATCAGGATCGCACGGTCCGTAGAACCGGACAGGACCAGGTCGTAGCCGTCCGTCTCCTCCACGTAGGTAGAGCCGGGGAAAGCCGTCTGGATCGTGTCATCACTGAAGGACACCGAGTTGATAGTGACGTTCGTGGTCTTCGACGCGCGCGTCGAGCGGGCATTCTTGCGGTCCCACGTGTCCTTAGTAGACGCGTCACCACCGTCAGTCTCGAACTCGATCAAGTTCTCGCTGGAGGTGTCGCCAATCCACTTCCAGCCCTGAGCCTCCAGAGTCGTACCGTCCCCGAACTCGTAAGCCCACAGGTCAGGGGCGGCGGTGTCAACGTCACCAACGTAGACGTGGCCCATGCCCGCAATCTGGATTTCCTTATCAGCATTCGCAGTGTTTGCCATGCTCATCCTTCCTTTTGAATCTTGGAGCGGGCCACGATAATGCCGCTCACCCTGAACTCGGCATAGTCCGCAGTGTTGGACTGCAGGCCACCGAGAGTAGGCCCAGAAAGCTCCAGGTTGGCTATCCACCCGCCCGCGACCGGTTTACCGTCCCGCCACAAGCGGTTCAGGCCAGCCATGAGAGCAGTAGCCATCTCCTCGGCCTTGTCCATGCTCTCGTCAGTCACATACCATGTGACGCGCATCTTCAGGCCAGCGAACATGGGGCCGTTCTCCAGGGTGGACGTGGAGATGACCTGACAGACCAGGATAGGCCCCATATGGTTATCGACGTCAGCCCTGGTCTCTACCTCTGCCTCTGACAGGACGAGAGCCCCACCGTGCACAACCTGCCTAGTGGCGTCCACAATGAACGTCTGAGGCAGGAGTGGGGGGTGCTCTTCATAGATGGCCATCAGAAACCACCATGCCTAGCGACCACGGACCGGAACGCGTTAATGCCCCGCACCCACTTGCGTCCCGCACGGCCGGCACGTCCCTGGAAGTGCCCGAATTCCGTGTGCCACGAGTAGGACACCGAATTGACCTCAACGTGGTAGTCTGTGCGCCCCTTGAACACGCGCACCGAAGAGGCAAGCTTGCCCGTACGCACGTGCTTCGCCAACTGGGCGGCCACCTCAGCCGCAACACGGGCGGCGGCGGCTTTGAATTCGGGCTGCTTAGAAGCCTCCTCAGCGATCAGCTTACGCATAGCCTTATTGTCATAGACGACGATATCGCCGGGCATGGCTACTTGACCTCCCCGCGCATCAGGTCCACGCGCACCGTGAAGTGTGCGACCATGGGGGAAGCCCCGAAGTAGCCTGGGTCGCCAGTCTGCTGGTACGTGTAGTCCAAGGACGCGGCCGGCCCCTCAAGAATCTTCACAGTCGAATGGGCGCCACCGGGCCAACGTCCGGCGCCCATGATGACTAGCGTGGTCTCGTCCACAAGACTCTTCTCAGGGTTCCGCTTCTCGGTAGCACTCTGCCCGCTGCCGGATGCCGGCTCAACCAGGACACCAGAGACAACATGCTTCCCTGTGGGCTCATACTTACGGCCCGTACGGCCCTCCACGGCCCGATAGGTGGTGACCTCGACCCGGTGGGGCCCGTTCTCCAGGATGCGGCCTCTACGCGGCTTATACGCCTTCACCAGTACCCCCACGGACTAACCCCACACAGGTCGCTCGGAGGCGGGTCAGGCGGGCTATGAGGAGCCACAGAAGCCGACCACGAGCCACCATTGTCGCCCTGCCGGTTCGCAAGATAGCCATCACCAGAGAACTGCAGAGCCGACCAACCCCCGGGGTGATCACGGAGCATAGCCCACTCAGCCGGACGGAGCTCCAGGAGACCAGAAGCGATAGCCGCATTCACAGAGTACGTGTACGTACCCTCAGTCTCATACTTCATCACCCCACCGGCAGGGGCACGCAAGACACGGCACACAGCCTCAGCCTCGACACGCTTCAGGACCGTCTCATACGGCTTACGCGCCTTAGCCTTGTCCAGCGCATCAGGGATGGCGAGGAGGATAGTCGCCTCAACATACTCAAGCATGCCCTCCACGTAGGGGGCCTCATCGGCGGCATCGATACTCCTCATGAGAGCCTGCTCAACGTCCGCCACGCTTGCGACTGTCACACTATCCTCCTCACCATCACCTCAGGGACCGCGCCATAGACCGTGTCAGGCCTTCTTCTTGAAGACCGCAAAGGCCTTCGGGTCGCGGATAGCCCAACCGAAGGTAGCCTCGGCGAGGAACGCGATCATGTTGGTGCGGAACAGCTCCAGGCCGAACGCGTACTCGTTGGCCTGACGCATCTCGATGTCAGCGACGTTACCGATGACCAGATTGTCCTTGAAAGAACCAGCGACCATGATGGCACTGGTCTCCTCGACCTTGGCCTTCTCATAGCCGCCCACGGCGTTGCTGAAGTGGATCGGCAGGCCGAGGAACTGGCCAACCGGGTCAGCGAGGTTGGTGGAGGCCTGGTAGAGCGGGCGACCCTGAGTGTCGGTCACGCCAAGGATCTTGGTGCGGACATTCTTGCGGGCGAGGAACGCGTCAACGGTGAAGTCGTCGTTAGCGCCCTCAACAGCGTCAACGCCCTTCAGGACAGCGTCAAGGAGACCGGAGCCCTTAACGGCGGCGTAGTCAACGTCAACCAGGTTGGCGTTAGCGCTGATGATCGGAGTCTGGCCGGCGAGGACTGTGCCGGTGAGGGCGTCCTTGCCGTGGAGGATCGCGTTGTCCATGGCGCGGGCGATGGACTCAGACAGCTTCTTCTGCAGGCTCAGGTAGGCCATGACGGGGCTACGGCGGACGACCTCCTCAGAGAGGACAACACCGGCCGCGACCTTGATGGGCTTGATGGTCTTCGTGGTGAACGAGACCTCGACGGCGGGCTTGTCACCACCCTCAGCGACAACGCCGGCGGTCGGCTGCCCGACCGGGACGGGGAGGGCCGCACCAGAGAGGGGGATCGGAGTGGTCTGGGCGATCGACTGCATCACGGAGCCCTTGTAGGCCTGGGTCCAGATGTTCTCGATGACCTCGGGAGGGAAGACTCCCTTGTTCTCGCCCGCGAGGAGCTTGTCTAGTGTGTGCTTAGCGGCCGGATCAGCCATATGCTTCGTCCCTTCACGTTAGAGGAGGCCGAAGAACCCGGCGGCCTGCTCTTGTAGGTTGTTCTTCTCAATCGTATCAGATCCCATAACCGGGTCCCGGGGTACTGATACGGGCTTTTTATCGACGGCGCCCTTCAGGGAGGACAGGAGCTCAAGCTTCTTCTCCCACGTCCCCTGATCGCCATCTAGGAAGACGCCGTAGTCGTCCGTGAGGCCGGCATCCGCTAGTGCTTTATCGCGGGCCTGAGCCACCTTCGCGGCCTCAGCCTCTTGGGTGGCCTTGTCGCGTTCGGCCCGCATTTCCTCTAGAGCTTTTTCGAGAGCCGCCAGGCGGTCCGTATCGGATTGCGGGCCACTATCGGGGGTCTCGGACGGCGCCTTATCGGCTTCGGGAGCAGGCTCCGGGTCAGCTTCCTGCGGAGCCTCCTCTTCCGTCTTCTCCATGGATGCAGCTGCTTCAGCATCGTCTCCTCCCACGAGGATGGAATCGTTCTCCGGCGCCTCGGTGGTTACCTTGGTTGTGTCAGCCATGTTCGCGCTCCTTTCTGGCTGCTGATTTCTCTTCTGAGCGTTTACCACGGAGTGCCCGGTCCATAGCAGACCTGGCCTCCGCCCCATGCAGGTCCTTATCGGTTGCCACGCTCTTATAGGTCTTAGCGTATCGGGCTGCGTCCGCCTTACCCGGCCAGGCTCGGGACGTGAACACGGGAACCACAGTGCACCGGTCTCCATAATGGAAGGCGAAGCCGGCGGTACCTTGGCTCTTGTACACGGGACCGCGGGCTGCGAGCATCGCACAGAAACCACACGGGCCACTCTTGCCGGGGTGCACGACGCGAGCCCACGCGAACGCCCTACCGATGCGGCGGCTCTCCTTGTCAAGCTTGTGCCCAGAAGGAGGATCCTCGACAGCGATCGGGGCATGCTTCTGGATAGCCGCCTTCATAGCTGGCTCTTTATCGACCTCGCCGATCGCCTTATCGATCCTGTCGGCGATCTGGTCAAACTCGTCATCCAGCATGCGCCGGCGCCGGGCCCTACGCTGCTCAGGAGTCTCCCAATCCTCGTCATCAAGGGAGCCGGCCTGCTTCTTGGGCTTCCGGCCTTTCATAGCCCGGTACGGATGCTCGGCCTTCTCAGTCTTGCGGGCCTGCTCGCGCTCCTGTCGGGCGGCCTCCTGTTTAGCGGCTCTGACGGCCTGCTTGCGGATGTCCTCAGGGAAGTCCTGGAGCTGTTTCTCCACGTTCTCAGCGTGTGCCACAGCCCCATCAGGGTCCGGGGGTGCGGAGCGGGCAGCAAGGGCCACCGTCTGCCTCGCAGAGCCCTCCACGTGGTGCACAAGAGCCCTCTCGAGCTGTTTAGCGCCAGCCTTGGACAGGCCTCCGGGTGTCTCCCTGATGGCCCGTCTGACGGCCTCGGGCCTGTACGGTGGCGGTGCTGGCACCCAGGCCTCATCGAATCCGCGGCGGCGCGCCTGCCCCCTCATGAACAAGGATGCGGCCGCCCAAGCCTGGCTACGGGCCTCGTTGGTGACATCGTAGATGGTGTCCACGTAGCCGGCCGGCTCAACAGGCGTGGCGGGTAGTGTGGACGTCACCAGGGCGAGCCTGCGCCGGTAGCGGCGGACGATAAGGTCCATGAGGAACCGGAAGAAGCGTTCTGTCACCGCCGCCTCTTCTCGCCCTCGCCAGCATCCTGCTTGTTGTCGGCGTCCTCGTCGGTCTCGCCTGTGGGCTCTTCTGGCTCGGGCATGTCAGCGATGCCGGCGCCGGCCATGGCGTCTACTTCCTGGGAGCGGGCATCCTCGCGGGCGCGCTGCTGCGGAGTCAGATACATGAAGTCGCGCGTCGTCTGATCAGACAGGACGCCCTGAGACTGGGCCTGCAGGGCCGCGGACATCATGCCGGACGCGGACGGGGAGGCGGCGTCACGCCACTGCACTTCAAGGCTAGTGGGGGACTCGAGGTCTTTGCCGGACATGGCGCAGATCGTGCGGGCGACCTGCTCAAGCGTGTCGGCGAACATGCGCTGCTTGTTCTCGGCCCTAGCGATCAGCCGGTCCTTGGCCACGCGGAGAGCCTCAGCACTGGTCGGGTTGCTGTCCGCTGTCACGCCCATCATTGACGGCGGGATGCCGGTCATGGCACTGACCTGCAGGGCGTAGTTCTTGTAGACGGTCTGAATCGGAGTTAGATCGGCGCCGGTCAGCTGTTTCAGGTCTGATCCGGCAGGGGCGGCGAATAGGTTGCCGATGTAGGACTGCATGAGGTCTGGCTGCGAGTCCAGGATGTCGGCAGAAGCGTCACCGATGAGCATGCGCAGAGGCCATGCGGAGACTTCTTGGGCTACCTGGAGGTTTGTGAGCGTCCTAGAGGCGGCATCGATAATGGGCGCGAGCTCGGCGATGTCGCTGCGCCCGTACTTGTCTTTCAGGCGCGCCCGGTTGAACATTGGGACGATCGAAGGCCCCCATGTGTCAAGGCGGCCCTGTCCGACAAGCCACTGCCCGGAAGTGTCGGGCTTCGCGTAGAATGTGACGCCGTCGGGCGTGTAGTAGGTGGCGCCCACGGTCTCGGAGTCGAGCCGGTAGACGGCGATGCCCTCGATGGTGTTGCCCTGCCAGTCTTGGCGTACGCGGGCGTGCTGTGCGTCTAGGACGCGCACGTATGGGTACTCTGACTCGTCGTCGGGCGGGGAGAGGACCCAGTATGCGGCGCCCACACTGATGGCCTCACTGGCGGCAAGGTTGAACTGGGAGTCCATGTCGTTGTGCTGCCAGACCTCTTCGATCCAGTCAACGCACTCCTGGTCTGTCTCCTCGCTGGTGATGAAGCCGGCGGGGATGAGTACCTCTGTGAGGATGTCGGTGCTCATCTTCGCCCAGGGGGCTTGGACTTCCAGGAGGCGGGCTTTGGGGGGGAGGGAGACGCCGAGTGCGGAGACTCGGGAGCGGCCCTCGTAGTAGGCGTCGTAGCCGCCGCGGGGGCGGAGCCCGCCGGACTCGAAGGCCCGGATCATTTTCTCGAAGCTCACAGGTATGACCTCCACTGCCCGACCGGCTTATTGCGTTCGGCCCACTCTTTAGACGATAAGACTGCTCTATAAAGCATTCTAGCACCGATCATGCAAACCGCTAGATCAATCTTCTTCGGCGACTTCGGGGATTCCTTCTTCACCGAGAAACGACCCTTGTACTCGTTCACGCGACAGTTGGACACGTGCTCGCCAAGGTCTGCGGACCCGTCATGGGTGAATGCTTTCTGCTGGATCTCGTCGTACGCTGTCTCGGCCGCCTCAGCGAACTGGTAGGCGTGAGAGCGCATGTCCCAGGCCACCAGGGATGCGGACATGCCCTGCCCCCGCACCGCTGGCAGGATCAGCCTGTCACCGTACTCGTCGGGCCATGTCGTACGGGTGAAGGATTCCCACTCGCGGACGTCAGCCCAGAACGCCACCACGTTGTATTCGTCGAATACGCGGCGGATCGCGGAATCTACCTTGTGGACATTGATGGTGCCGGACGCCTTGTCTGGCCCCCAGTGTCCGAGCTTGAAGATGTGCCCATCCTGCATGCAGCAGCCGACAAGGGCTGTGTGGTCGTTGGAGCGGGAGCCGTCGAAGAACATGACGATCTCCTCCCCAGGCTCGTCACCCTCGTTCTTCCGTACGACGCGGCCCGGGTCCCTGAGGAGGGTCCACTCTTCCAGGGGCACCCATGCGTTGTCGGCGGCCGAGGGCCGGTTGAGGAAGAACCTGTAGGAGCGGGACTCCGTGTACCTGGGGGACCAGATGAGCGCCTTCGTCGCCTCCAGGTCAACCCACGGGCACCCTTCGTAGACGAACTCAAGGGCCTGTTGAAGCGGTATCTGATGCTCCGGTGGGTCATCCACTAGGGCCGCGTTTGGAGGCGCTATACGGGCGTCGTAGAGGATTTTCTTCTTGTTCCTGGAACGACCCTCTTCCTGGAGTACCCAGTCCTCGAATGTCGATTCCGCGGCACTCGATTCGCCGGGCACCCAGGCGTTACAGGTGTGCAGCGTCCTCGCCCCGGTCTTGGCGGCGTTCTGCTCGATCGTGTTCATCAGCTCCGGGCCGCCGTTAGACGGGACCCAGTGCTCTAGCTCGTCACATACCGTGAACGAGGTCTCCCCGCCTTCGATACTACGGGCAGAGGACGCCTTCTGCTCCAACTGGTCACCAGACGCGCTATCCAGGAACGTCTTGCCGACCGTGAGGCCGTACCGCTTGGACAGTTGGGAGCCTTTGGCTGCGAAGGCGCGCACCATGCGCATCGTGTTCTTCGTCTGCTGCTCCGACGTCGCCACGACCTGGAGCCAGGCCATCGGCATCGTCTTACCCTCCACGCCGAACGGAGACGCATCATCCCACCGGTCGAACCGGCAGGGCCCGAGCATCTCGAACATGGAAAGGGCGGCCGCGAACGGGCTGTTGTGGGTTGGTTTGAGGGTTTCGCCGGTGAGGTAGGTGCCGGCGCCGTCCACGCTTATGCACCGTGCGGCCTGACTGGGGGCGCGGGTGATGCTGCGGATCGTGATCGGTTGCGGCTTCCGCTTCTGCTCCTTGACGCGCTCGGCCTTGCGAGGGAGGGTGAAGAGCCGTTGGTGCTTGTAGGGCTTGAAGACAAGCCGGTACCGCTTGCCTGTGACGCGCCCGTAGAGCTTCGCATCCGACTCCTTCACATTCACGCGGACGCCTAGGGAGCGAAGCAGCTGAGCTGCCTGGTGGGCCATCTCCTTGCGGACGGTGCACCACTCAGCTGACCCGTTCTTGGCTACGTAGCCGTCCGAGTCCAGGAGTCCCTGAGCGAGGGCGAGCCGTTGCTCCGCTGAGGCGTACAGGTACTCATCCGGGATGTGCTTGCGGCCCAGGACGCGGGCAGCGCCCAGGTCGGCCGACCCGCCGTAGAGCTTCCCATGGCGCCGCTCGCGGCCGAACCGGACCACGCAGGTCCTCTCCCCCACGCGAGTCACGCCAGTGGCGTAGCCGGCCGCCTGGAGGGCCGCGGACACGTGCTCCTCATCCTCGTCCCAGCAAGCGATGTTATTACAACGGGATGATCCGTCGCCGAGCCAGTAGCCCAGGATGTAGGGGTCCATGGGGAGGTCGCGCTCCGGCATCTCCAAGACGGGCTGAGGGGGCAGCGCATACTTGGTGACATCAGGGCTCGTGCACTTCGAGGACGGTGAGAGAGGCCGCTTGAACATGAGGCCACTGTCCAGCATGTCCACGACACTCTTAGTGACGCGCCGCCGCTTCGACTTGCCAACGAACTCATCCACGACGAACAAGTGCCCGCCAGAGAAGGTTTCAGTGACGCCGTCAGAGAAGTGGACGTCCCACATGTCGTAGTCATCACGGATCTCGTGAAGCCTCGTGACGGTGACGGGGGCGCCGGAGGCGGAGTAGACGATGTCACCGACCTTGACGGTGCCGTAGGTCTTCCATCCAACACTAGTCAGGATGGGGTGATCCAAGCCACAGGCTTTGCCGCTTCCCTTGCTCAGACGCCTGACAGCCCAGTTGTAGACCCATGACCCGTCCGGATTCAGGGCATACAAGTGCATCAGGAACTCGATCTGCTGCGGTGTAGGCGTGAAAGCCTCCCCGGCCCTAGCCCCGTTGGGCTGCTTCAGGTTGTCGATCATCCAGGCGGCGGCGGCCAGCCCTAGGGTCTTCTCCGGGAGTTCCCTGGGCATGGTGATCAGCCGCTCACGCGGCGGCGCATCCCATAGAGGGTCGATAGCAACGTGCTCCATTACTGCTACCGTCCCCTCGTTAGCTGGTCTTGGCGCGCTTCGCCAAGAAGTCCTCCATCGCCACGATCCCTGCAGACTTCTCGGGCTCGGCGGCCGTGTCGCGCTCGATCTCGATAGCGGCACGGCGCCGGTCGCCCTCAGTGAGGAGGAGCGTGGAAAGCATCTGGTTTAGGGCGCCACGCATCATGGCGGACCGGCTCTTGCTGTACTTGTATGCGCTGATCTCGTCGCAGGCGTCGTAGAGGAGGATCCAGTCTGACGGCTCGTAGTAGATCGTGTACTTGGAGTCCTTGACGGACTGGTAGAGGCCCTTTGCGATCGGGTGCCATTCAGGGTCGGCCGCCGGGGGCTTGACGATGCCGTCTTTGACGACGACGCGCTTCACTCCGGCATGCGCCTTCCTGGCTTTGGTGATGCGGTGGCCCTGGTCAGAGCGCTTGGGGATTGGCCCGCGGGTGCCCATAGGTTCTCCTCCTTGATGAGACGGATACCTATAGTATACCCGGATGTTTGCCTTTGGGGCGGTGCTCGCTCTTCTTGCGCGCCCACCCGTTCGCGCGCCTCGCAGCGTGGGCCTGACCGGCAGTCCGCTGCATGTGGTGCAGCTGGCAGAGGAGACGTAGATTCCACAGCTCGTGCGGCCCCTGCGGGTCTATGTGGTCCACATGATTGCCAGGGGCGCCACAGTAGACGCAGCAGCCCATGTCGCGGGCGATAACGAGCTTCCGTATAGCTGCCCAGTCTGGCGGGAGTTCTTTTCTGCGCCTTGAATTCTTCGACCACATGCGTGTATAGTATCCGTCAGAGCCAAGAGCTCCGCCCCGGCAGGTCCTCCTCTCCCTGCCGGGGCGTTTCGCTATATTCAGCAGTCTGGGCTGCCATCGAGCGCGAGCTCGCGGAGCACCGTGCAGGATGGGGCCTTGACCTGGTCAGCACCTTCAATGTATACGGCGTCGTCTACGTTGATGGAGCAGGCGAGGAGGTGGCAGGCGAGGAGGTCAGGCGCGTAGCCTACCGCATCCGCGGGGTTGAGAGAGAAGTGAAGGCCGTGTCCCATTTTTGGAGCATTCTCCCAGTCGTCGCATGCGACAACCTCGCCCACAGCCCATTTGGTGGGCTTGTCGTAGCCTTCTCCCGTAGTCCAGTTGCCGGAGACGGCCTTGTAGACGACCGCCCGACCGGATTCAACGTGAACGTGAGCCGCCTTTAGGGCCTCGCTCAGCCTGAAGGGCGAGCGGTCGGCAATGACGATTCCGCCGGTGATCTGGCCTTTCCCGCTGGAGTACACAGGGACGTCGGCGTCTGCGATGACTGCCCCGCCTTCCTCGTAGACGGTGGACTTGGCGGCCGCTTCGCAGGACGTCCCGGCCTTCACGACCGCCCGTGACCTGCCCCTTAGAACGGCATGGGCACCTCCTCCGGCCAGCGCAGCGAAGGCATAGCCGGACAGCATCGCCGTACATTGGCCCTGAATATAAGCGACCGCGTGCCCGCGGAGAACGATTGCATTCCGCCCGTAGGCGGAGCAGTCAACCTCACCGTCAACAACGACTTCGCCGTCACCGACCGCGTACACGCGGCAGCGGTCGCGCGCAAGAAGCCGGTACCCGAAGCCGTATCCGTGCAGCCTCGTGGTGCCGCAGCAGTGTACGCGGGCGCCATCCAGGGCACGCACACACTTGACGTCAGCGCCGACAATGACAGAGGGGCCGGCGCCGACAGTGACGGTCTCCCATCCGCCGTTAACCGCAATGGGGGACGCGTGCCCGGAGATGACGAGCGTCGCCGAGTCTATGCCGTCCAGCTCTATTGCCGCATCGACGTCGTCCTGGGACGAGGCAAAAACAGTGGCCGGAGCGATTTCGCCTACTGCGCTCAGTCTCTCGAGGACGGCGCTAACAGACGCAGACTCAGTGTCTGAGTATAGGTTCGATACGGTGGCAGTTGAGATGAAAGAGGTCGCCTTGACGTCACCAAAAAGAGGCGGCCCAGTGAACTCTGTCACCTCTCCCGTGGTGTACACGATAGATGCGAGAGGGATAGCTAGGTCTTCCATCATCGCGCGGAGGCTACGGACATCCCAAAGCACCTCCCCCTTCTCGGTGCGGGTGAACCGGTAGTCGCCGGCAGTCCTCATGATGACCGTAATGCCCATTGCCTTTCTCCTCTCTAGTAGGCTAGTCGTCAAAGCTCATGCTATCGCGGGCCCTGCCAAGAATGCAAGTGCCGGTTGGGCCCTGCCTATTCTTCACCACAGCCACGGTTAGGCGACTCTTATCCGGGACACCAGGGGCAGCATCCGGGCAGGACAGGAGCATGATGACGTTCGCATCCTGCTCCAGGGCCCCCGACTCGCGCAGATGCGCCATGGACGGGCCGGACCCCTCCGCGGCCATCCTATTCAGCTGAGACAGAGCTAGAACAGGGCACTCCAGATCCCCAGCCATGATCTTCAACTGACGGCTGAAATCAGCCACAATCTCGTGGCGAGGACGCCGATCCCCACGAGGAGAGGACATGAGCTGCAGGTAGTCCACGACAATCATCCCCAGGTCGCCATGCTGGTGCTTGACGGCGCGGGCGTGAGCACGAACATCGTCGATCGTCACACCGGAACGATCATCCACACTGATCGGGAGAGCCGCGATCTCGGTAGCAGCCCTCACGGCGTCGTCACGCTGCGCCTTGGTGAGGCCACCGGCGATGACATGCCGGTACGGGGCCCGCAAACGCACAGACACGAGCCTTGACATGACCTCCTGGCAGCTCATCTCCAGCGAGGAGATAGCAACCGGCCTCTCCAAAGCCACACCAAGAGCAGCCTGGAGGGCGATAGCAGACTTGAAACCACCGGGGCGAGCACCAGCCACATAGAGGCCGCCAGGCCGCCACCCATCAATCAGACGGTTGATCTGCTCCCACGGGGTAGCGAAGAAGCCGTCCTCACCGTCCAGCCAAGACGTGAACGACTCGAGAAACGCGTCACCCTGGGTGCCTGCGCGACGGTAGACCTCCCCAATGTTGCCCCAGAGAGAACGAACCTCATGGAGGATGTTCTCCGGGGGCTCGTTAGCGCCGAGGAGCTGACCTACGCGGGCGTGGGTCGCCTCCATCATCCGCTTTGTGTAGGAATCCTCCAAAGCCTGAACGTAGGTGTCAACAACCACGTCGGCGGCGGCGGGAGCCCAATGGATCAGATCAAGCACATAATCCTCGTCGATCGTCGCCCTATCCTCCGGGGCCAGCCGATCCAGGTTCGCGGCCAGGACCGTGGCGTCTAGGCGGCCTAGCTCCTTCTCGAGCACGTTGCACAGGCTCCACAGGGCGATGTGCCTGAGGTCGGCGAACATGCCGACGTTCACGCGCTCCTTGAGGACGTCATCAGTTGAGTCCAGGTTGAGGAGACGCATGCCCAGGAGGGCCTTCTCCACGTTATCCACTGTTGTCACTTGTCTGCTCCCGTCAGGTCGTCGAAGAACTCTCCCGTGGCCCATCCCTCAATGAGGGCCTGCTGTCCGGCTACGGTCACCTGTGGAGTGACTCGCTCCATGTCGCCGGAGGCTGTGGAAACGAAGTGGATGCGGGCGCGAATGTAGCCTTTGTCGATCGCCCACTGTGTTGGGTGGTTCCACATGCGTCCTAGGCGCTTGCAGAGCCAGCCATGCTTGCGGAGCCACCGGAACAGGGTGCCGGAACCGATGGGTGCGCCTGCCTGGGTGATGAGGGCCGCGACGTCCTTCACGAGCAGGTCAGTGTCGTGCTTGCTGGCTGCGCGCCCGAACAGCGTGTAGGGGGCATCCTCCGCAGCCTGTGCTTCCAGGGCCGCCTTAGCCGCCCTCTCCTCCTTCAGGGAGGTAGCCAGCTGGATAATGAAGTCCGGGTCCATGAGTGCCTTCTCTGTGGCCTCCGGGGTGAGGTAGCCGCCACGCTGGCGGAGGCTAGGCAGGACCTCATGCGTCACCCACCGCTTGAACGCCCTCGCCTCAGGCTTGCGGCTCCGCAGGATCAGCGAGTACAAGCCCGCCTCTGACACGATGGCCTTGTTTGGGGTCCCCCCCCGGCGGGGCGCGCCCCCCCCGCAAGCGCCCCCCCCCCGCTCCCCCCCCT